GCGCTTTCGTGCTATTTCACAGTAGTCTTCGTCTTTCTCAATGCCGATGAAGTGCCTACCCGTCTTCACACACGCCACCGCTGTTGTGCCTGACCCTATGCAGAAATCAAGAACTGTCTCACCTTCGTTGGTGTAGGTCTTGACAAGGTACTCCATCAAGGCTACAGGTTTTTGGGTAGGGTGTATAGGCTTGGAATCTTTGCTGAAATGTATTACCTGTGAGGGATACCCGCTAATTGTCTGTTGATATGGTTTTTGTCCTGCTCGTCCTGGTCTGTGTGCGTTGGCTTTTTTGCCAGCACATACCTTATCTACTGTAAAAGTTTCCTGCGGATTGTAACCCATCCTATTTGTGGAGTTTTGGGCTATCGTAGCATGGCTAAAAACAGCTATATCTTCGGTATTTTTTAGAGGCATATATGGAGCCTGTGCGAAATTCGCAGCCCTGTTAGATTCCCACACCCAACAATACTTGAACATCTTAACATTAGACATTATCAAGGCACTTGTGAATGGTTGACTCCCAAACAGCGCAATAGCCCCATTAGGTTTGATAAGTCTGTTTAACTGTTCCCACATTGGTTCAAACGGAATTACGCTATCCCACTTGCAAGCCGTTGTCCCGTATGGAGGGTCACACAGAATCATGTCGATGGACTTGTCGGGAATGTCAGCCATGACCTCAAGGCAATCGCCACAGATGACCTTATCAAGATAAGCGTTCACTTCGATTCCTCCTTCGCCATTTCTAAGAAGTATTCCATTCAGCATTCTTCAAGCTCCAGCTTGCAATCAGTACACTTAGGCCCTTTCCAATCCACAATTTCATACGGACATGTGCCAGTTGCATAAGCAACCCATTCACATGCAAAACGCAAAGCTTTCATCTCCGCTGTGTCTGACTTGACTTCAGTCATTTCTTCGCCTACTTCGCTTTTTTAGTAAGATGTGACGGGTCTCCTTTGACAACACCTTCTCCATAAGGAATACTTAAATCCATATAAAATGGCATCAAGATTTCTGGGAAACCCTTACTAGCCATTGTAGTTGCACTTATAGAACAGTAGAGTTTACCATCAAGCCATGCTTCTCTACTCATTGTTACAGGGTTATCATATATACAGACAGTAGTTAGTAACCCTATTAGTTCTTTCCTTTTGCGCTGACTCATTGGGTTTCCTCATCTGCCTCAGTAACTGAAATGCCGTAAGCATTAAGTAGTTCTACTATTTCGTCCGCTTGTGCCACTAGTAACACTGAATCTAATGTTTTTGATTTATTTTCATCTGTGCAATATCCTCGTGCCAATGCCCCGAGTATTTCTTCTACAGGTATCATCACTTCACCCCCTTTGCTTTGGCGATGACTCTCCTTGCATCTTCTAGATTGCCGTTTATGGCGTACTCCGCACCGTCGTTTCTGGCTTCTTTCATGGATGCCTCGGCTAAACACACTATATCTTCAAGGGCCTCCACGAGTTCCTTGACAATCGCCTCATGGTCGGAGAAGGATACCCAATCGCCCTTTCTATCCTCCTTTGCCCTAATAACTTTATACCCCGCATCCCTGAGCGCTGTATTAATGTTCATGCCACCACGATATGAACCCTTAAGTTCTCCCCAATCAATAACATTACCATGCTCATCCGATGGGAAGATATACGTTTCAGGTCCCGAAAGAGTCGTTGAACCATGTATAGTAGAAACAACGACATAATCAGCGGCATAATCAGCAGTAGATTCACCAAACGCCACAGGTTCCGACAACTCGAACAACGTCGCACGCCCCGTGAAATTTTCAGACACATCCCTTACAAATGTTGCAGTTTTCATCATCAAACCTCCTTCACATATCCACCACATTTGGGGACATGTAACATTTTCCACCGTTGTATCATCCTGATATGCCTCCCTTCGCAATCTGGTCGAGCAACCGCAACGCCGTTTTCGCCCTCTCTTCTGACATGAAATACGCCAACGGTATTATTTCGGTGTTTGTTTCCTGAAAAAGGCATGTGCTCTTCCTGTTCGGTAAAATCTCAATGCCTAGAATGGTTTCCTCATGTGTGGCTAAGTCTGTTATACGGTATCCGTGCCCATTAAATTTATCTATTAATACAACCCTATTCGTAATCTTCGTTGTCTAATTGGCTTAAGTTTTCTTCAAGTTCTTTTGCATTCTCTTTAATTATATCTATCCATTCCTGCTCATAACCTTTTTTAATAGGAAAGGTATTAATCATAAAGCATAATCCTCTTGCTGTGTAGATTGCTTCAATAATTTCTTCTGCATATTTCACCATTGTTTGACTTAAACATTCTTTCTCAAAACAAGTGCTTCCAAAAGAGTGTGGTTTTGTTTTATAATTTTGCCATTCCTTATGTAATGTTTTCATTTTTATAAGCGCAGTATTACTCATTCTGACACCACCTTGTCTAAGTTGTCTAAACTTTTCCATTTGGATGTAGGAATTTCATTAATGCATTCTTCATGTTCTTTTTTAAGTATCTTATCCGCAAAAGAACATAAAAGGGTTTTATATATTTTCTGCATATAGTCATCTTCATATTGCATTTATTAACCCTCCTTACTTATTGGCATTAGCTCCATTGTTCTGCCATTGCTTCTGCAATCCCAATGTAAGTTCTGCTTCTATTCTTCCACCTGTCAGGACTGGGGCCAAGTTTATTCTGACCACTGGGGGTTTGGTTTGCATGTACTAGTTTTGCTGCACCATTATCACCATTACAGTTAGGGCATCCATATTTGCCTAATTCTTTACTGAATGAGTTTCCACATTTACACCTGTAATTTGGTTCTATTATTTTAGTGGGAACAAGAAGAGGTAGCCCTTTTAACCACAGGCAAGTTGACTTTGATGCATCGTGCCCAAACATCCATGGTTGTATAATCTGGTCTGGTTTACGGTATTTAGATGAAATGCATCCTATAGGATTTTCAAGAGCAATCTTAGGTGTATTATGATGAATAAATCCTTCACCTATTAAATTAAAAACAAATAGCATTGCTTCATGCGTAAGGGCTTCTCTACCCTGTATACGCTTATTCCAATGTAATCCACTTGAAGAAAGATATGTACATGGTGGATGAGCAATAATTAAATCCCAACCATCATCAAGTATTTCCAGAACATCACCCTGAATATGCTGTCCGGGAATTTCAGTAGGTAATAAGTCACATGACCATGCATCATGCCCACGTTTTCTAAATGCTTCTCTTACAATACCAGAAAACTCACATGCAACTAGGACTTTTATGACTCGTACCCTTCCGCTATCAGGTGGCCATAGGTGCACTTACGCTTCCGGCTCATGAGGTCGCCTCCCCCCTCGCCTTCACTTCTAGAATATCCAGCCTGTCATTTATCCTTTTTTCAACAATGAATAAGCTGTCATACACCTGATGATGCTTTTCCCAAAACACTCTATTAAGCTCTGCTCTCTCTTCGTTGGCAAACTGAATACATTTACTTATTATCCAAATGAATGCTGTTACCCCGACTCCGCACAAACATCCTTTTATAAAATCACTCATCACTTCACTTCCTTGTCACAACAGAACTCAATAATCTCTATGTACCTAGGGTTGTATCTGTACATAACATTATTTGTTTTCTTGTAATATGCTTCTATCCAGTTTTCACTATGGTCGCCAAGGTTGTCCTGCACGTACCGCAACCCCATATCACATGATGCTGTTAATCCTGAAAGGTCTTCCCACATTATTGATTCAACCTCACGTCCAACTGGGTTAAATGCATTGCCTGTTTTCATCAGTTCCCCTCCTTGTCCTTAATCGCCTCATGGGGGTCGATGCCGTATTCTTTGCAAATGTTATCAAAAACAGCCCATGCTTGATGCCAAACATCCGTAACCCTAACCCTATCCCAAAACTGTGAGATGGCTCCACCGAAAATCTCGTCCCAACTGGTATCCATGCGATGCCAAAACATCAACAACTCGTCTAGGTTTTCGATAGTGAACGTCACTTCGATGGGTTCAAAATCTTTTTTGCGTGGTGTCACATCAATCTTCATCTATCCTTAAGCCCCATTTAATTACTACCTTTTCTTTTATTGGCTTTAATGTTTCTATCTCAAATTTCATTTACTTCACATCCTCAAGTTTGAGGTTCTCATAAGTATTTCCAACTTTTATACTATCTGTATCCCAAAGGTGTATACCCAATGAAGAAGGGTAATTACCGATTTCAAATGCATTAAATTTTCCATTACCAAATACTACTATATAAAGAAATGAACCTGAACGTAAGATATCTTCTTCATATATTCTTATACCTGTTTTATCTTTAATGCCTGTGTAAAACATAGCAGCAGCCCTGTAGCCTACATACTCTAATTTGCCGTTATCATCAGCATCATCATCTGTTCTGTCATCACATACGCTTCCAATCATGCTGATACAATACTTCGCTTCTTCAGGGTAGAACATAGTTTTTTCTATTTTATCCCATACTCTGAATTCCATTTACTTCACTCCTTACGTATGTGTAAATTTGTTATTCATGACTAGTTATATTTTGTATGGTACATGCCTAGATAATCTTTTCTTGTTTTGTTTGCTGTGCGGATGCAATATTCTGTTCTAAGCCATTTAAGCCATCTGTATCTTCTAAACATTCGGTCTAAAAGTTTACGAAGCCATTCTCTGAAATTTCTAAAAGCAGACATAGTTACACCCCCAGTATTGGTTACTATGTGCAGATAGCTTATTCAGTTGTTATTCGCAGTTACCTCTTTGTCCACCAGTTTTCTTTCCAGTTCCATTTCTAGATGAACTTCTTCTTGTGCTGTTTCGTCTACTATTACCTCTTCCAGCACCGTTTCCCTTACCATCTCTAGGGCCATTGGAATCTTCTCTAGGCCCTGTTCCATTTCTATTTGGCAATTTTGTTTTCACCTCCTTATACTGTTTCAACTGTGTAATCCCATGCAAGCATACGAGTTACTTTGTAAGTTCCTATTACTTCATTTGTAGCTGCATTAAACAATCGTATAACTGTATGCTGATGTAGTAATTCTTGCGATGGTGATAAGCTATTGTATCTATCTTCTGCCTGTAGTATGTATGCTGCTATATCACATAATCTTAAAGGTATAAGTTTAGTAATTTCTGGTGCTAATTCTATTGCATCTTCTACTGTTTCACCATAATTAAGAAAACAATACTTAATCTTCATTTGGTATAGAATTGCCTTTATGTGCATCATCATAACTAAAATCTAAGTTAATTATACCCATAATAACATCCAGTAAATTTACATCACATGTTTGAATTGTTTTCTGGTGTACCTTATAATCATACCATTCTTTTGATGCCATTATTAACCTATATATAGCTTCATGTGCTTCTACTGTTGTAGTTCCTATGTAAGGACATTCTCCATTATTACATACATATTCAGCTAAAGTATCGTATGGGTCAAATGAGTCAAATGGGTCTTGAGTACTCTTATCTAAAGTGCATCCACATATAGGGCATGTTTTCTTCATGTACTTATGGTTCATATTTTTAACTTTTACTTTACCCAAATGTACTTCAAGAACTTTCTTAATATCGTTTAACATTTCTGTAGTAAGCTCCATAATATTACCTCCTTATTGTCGTGTTCAATTTTTGGATAATCGCCTGTGAAGCGATTAGCTAGAAGTACCACACAGTGTTTTATTGTGTTTATCTAGTAACTGCTTTGGGCATTTAAAGGGTTCACAATCTAAACATGGGGGATAAAATCTATTCTGAAAATGGTATACGCATTTATGTACATTACCATTACAAGGCATACCTTCAGGAATACAACGTGTATTGTTACTTAAATTAGTATCTAAATCCTCATAATTAACTTTAAGTTTAAAAGAATTAAAAGAGTCAACATTTGGAAAGGAGTCATGGGGTACAAAATAAGAGGGTATAGGGTATTTACTTTTACTTGTTGGGTTTTTGTCAAGTTTAATCACAATTGTACTTAATGCGCTTACAACATGTTCAACTGTAGTATCAGCTAAATTATTATCTTCAGTATCAATAAGCGCAAGTCCTAACAATATGTGTATCAACTCATGTACAAGTATAAATTCAAATGTGGTATGAAAGCCACTAATGGGTGTACGGTCTTTTGCCTGTAGAATATTTATACTAGCTTGTCTTTTAACACAATTGAAATTACAGTTACCATTATAGTCTATAACACTTTTGTCTACAATATTAAGTTTAAATTCCCAGTAACCAAGTTGTAATTTATCCTGCCAGTATTTAAGCATATTTAGTGCTTCGTCTAATGTGGGGTCTTCTTCAACAACTGTATCTAAAATAAGTTCGTCCATTATATACCCTCTTTCCTTACACAGTTATACTCTCTATCACAGCATTCAGTATACCAGATACAGTTTCTAATTCTGGCAAATTTACTCTGGGTAACATTGCGTTTGCTTTTACTAACTGTCTTCGTATATCTCCATACATTTCTTCAGCAAGCATTTGTATTACATATTTAGGTACAACAGCTTTACATGGGTTAAACTGGGTGGCAGATTGTATAAAGTTAACTCCTACACAAGAAGCAGCTTTATATTGATAAGTGTTATCAATAGGCTTTTCCTCTATATTCATACTCTGTATTATGTGGCCACAAGGTATAGGAATACGTACACCTCGGTATACTTCTGTATCATAGAAAGCTTGTAGCATTCTAGCCTTAAATATCTTCTCACTTTCTATCATTAGTAGTTTCCTCACTTTCTTTAATCTCTTTTTTAAAATACTCATACCATTCTTTGTACACATCATCATGTAATTCTTGAAAGGTTTTACCTGTAGCACATATTTGCATATTAGGTTCTACTAATACACCATCTTGCAATAAATCATACCAATGCTCATATACTTGTGCTTTTGCAATATCTTCTTCAACGGTATTACTTACTGTAGATTGCATTCATAATACCTCCTAACTGTTATATTTAAAGTTGTTTCCTCTAAAGTTTTATCTGTAATATCTATTTGCATATTAGGTTCTGTTAATGTACCATCTTGTAGTAAGTCATACCAATGTTCATATACTTGTGCTTTTGCAATATCTTCTTCAGCATTGCCTTTGTTACCTGCACGTAGTCTATACTTTAATGAGTTACCCTTACAAAATCCAGCAAATTCATCTTTAGACAAAAGCTTAAATATAATATCTATACACTTCATACCTAATATTTGATAGTGTTTAGGGTTACTAACTAAATTAAATAAACTATTCATTTCATTACTCATAGTATTACCTCCACAATTTTCGTACATAAAACTGGATTGCTAACCACACTTTACAAAGGTACTTATGTAAGGTATTCCGGTAACGTATTACAGATGCCTTATATGAGTTTTTAAATGCTTTTAGTTCCTTATCACTACACATGTTTATTGTATGCATTTTATCTTTATGCACATTGTAACCTCCTAAAAGTTATTGTCAATAATATTTAAGAAATTTTTTCTTATTAAATCTGTTATTTGGTTGTTTAACATTTTGTGTATATGCTTAAACTCATTACTACTTACTAAAGATTTAAATTCTTCATTATCTTTTAAGTATTCATTCATCACATCATTGTAGTAACTCTTTACTAATTTACCAAAGTCTTTATCTGTTATGCTATCTAAATGAGATACTACATTACGTAGCCTACTTTCTGTTATTAACTCATTTAATGTATTCCATATTTTACCTGCTGTTTCTAATAGCATAACTGGTGATTTAGATTCTTTAGGCTTTCTTTCAGTATACTTATTATTCTTACTTTTAAATACTATACGCCTTCCATACTGATTTGTCAAGTAGGTTTCAGGCTTGATAACAATACCTTCACAAGTATTGTTTTCTATTACTGGATATCCAAGCTGTGTTGCAACTTGAGATTCAAAATTGTTTGAATGCGTTAAGCAATCTTCAAATGTACCTGAAAATAGTATAGGTATACAGGGCATGTCTACAAACTTAAACAAGTTATATGCCTGTTTTATATCTAAATATGCTACTGTGTCTTTGCCAAGAAGTGCTATATCATACACCATAAATTCTACATCAGGGCTATAGTAAATACCTCCTTGTATCTTTTTAGCATCTGGAACTTTATCAACATCAGGATGTGGGTAGTAACCACCAAAGCATTCTCCGTAAACTATTAGGGTATCAAAGTAAATAGCACTAAAGTCTTTACAGTAATTATACATATCAAGCATTTTGGTGTAGTATATATTTTTAAAATGGTATAGGTTATTCATTTTACTAGTTTTAGGTAGTTCTCTATTCCTGCTTGCAAACCTTATAGAAACACCATCTGTGTATAAGGAACCATTAGAGCCATGTATCTTTTCTGTTACATGCCATTTGTATTTATTGTAATCTTTAATAGAGTAAACTTCATCTACAGCTTTTTCTCTATAAGTGTTCTCTATTTCAGAGTATGCTTTCCACCGCATGTCTACACCCTCTTTCCATAATACACATATTTTATACTAGTAGCAAAATAAGCTCCTATAGATGATGCACTAATCAATTCATTATAAACATCTTCTGGTACATTACTATACTGATACACTGCACCACTATTAAATTCAACTTCTAAAGTTCTAGTGTCAACATCATAACCAATAGAAACAATGTTGCTAGAAGTTACAGGTGTACGCATACACATTACCTCCTTATTACCAGTATTTTTCTTGTATCCTTAAAACCTTTCCTGCATACCCTAACCCTTTTCTCCAATTTCCCGGCCCTGCATTGTAAGCAGCAGATGCTTTAAGGTTATCTCCTTTTGCCCACTTATAATAAATACTATATATGTATGCACCTGCTTCTATACTTTTAACCCCGTCATAAAAATCTCTTTGGTTATTGAATATACCTTTACTAATTAGCATATTTATATGAAATGGCATTATCTGTGCAACTCCTATTGCACCTGCACTTGAAATTACATAGTCTTTAGCACCACTTTCCATTATTACAATACATAAAAATAGCTTTGCTTCTATGCCGTACTTTTCACTACTATTCCAAATAGCATTTGCATAAGCTGATATTTTAGAATCAGGTAAACTTCTGTTAACACGGCTTAGTATGTTTTCTATTTGAGCTATTTCTTTTTCTTTGTTTACTTCATACTGATGCTGATAGTTAGTTAACATTGTAGTATTTTCTTTAATATTTATAAGCCGGTTACTCCATGAATTAGCTATTACTAATGCAACAAGTATTATTAGAATAATTCCTTCTATACTAGGTACTTTAAGTTTTAACTTTCTTTTCATCATAATCAACCATCCTTTTAGATGTATTATAAAGCAGTGTAGCTAATGGAATAAAGTTTGGTGGTACAAAATTATCACCTTTCATTACCTTTTCATTTTCATTATAACTAACTGTACCATCTTTATTCTGTTTGCTCATGTTGCTTTGGTGTACCCTATCAAACATACTGTTTACAGGAAGATTAAATGTAACACAGAAACCGTAAACAACATAAAGTATATCTGTAATAGCATCAAGTATTTCTGCAATCCACTTTATGCTTTCTGTAGAATTACTAGGAAAATCAAGAGATTGTTCTAAAAGTCTGAACGACAAATCAAGTTCTGAACATTCTTCATGTATTAGATTAACTCTCTGCTTAAGTAGTTTAAGGTTAAGAAAGTTTTTATTATACACAGGATGTGCAAACTTTTCATGGAACTCTAGTACACATTTAAACTTATCATCAATAGGAATTAGTCCTTCCATATATGCACCTCCACATCTTTTCCAAACCAAGCTATCTTAGTACCATCACTTAGTTCAATATAGCTTTCAGGTAATACAAATATACCTTTTACAGTTTTGCTTAAAACATCATTAAGTTTTGTTTTATCATAAACAAAAAAGTTACCTCCTGCGTATTTAGGCTTTCCTAACAAACTTTCTACTTTAGCATCTCTGTATCTTCGTTCTCTAAACGCCATTATCTAATCCCCCTAAGTTAAAATACAATCTGAAATATTTGTATTGCAATTAGATACTATGCCAACATGCTTTCTGTTTATACTAATAACATTATCCTTTATACTGGGGTATGCTGTAATCATAATAACTTCGTTCTGTTCCTCAGAAAATAGTACGTAGTTGTGATAACCAAATACTTGCTCTCCCATTTTTGTAGTAACACTGCATTTTACATTAGACATTATGTTACCTCCATGAGTATGTCATTAAGTTTATCTTTTTTTAATCGTACCAACCTGCATATTATATTTTTATTATCTTGAGTAGCATTAAGCAACTCCTTTAAATCTGCGCTTTGAATGTTATTGTAAATTATGTTGCCCCAAAAAAAAGAATTCAAACTAACTAACAGGTTCGATGAAAATGTAAACAGATTACCTAGTAATTCAAAATGTGTTTTAATTACAAGTACAGCTTGAATATTCAAAAAATCAAGTAATTCCTTATCCTTTAACAAACTTAAAAATTCGTTTATAACATTAGTCTTTTCTTTTTTAGGAAGATAAGGGTAACAGGCTATAGCTAAAATTGCAAACTCTTTTTTCTTATCTAATGGGTTAGCGATATAGTGCATTACTTTATCTTCCAATAAGTTCTTTAATAAGTATTCTACCATTTCTGTAGCACTATTACTGTAAGGAATACCTATGTAGTAAGGCGTATAACTATTTTGTATGTTGTGTATGAAAGCTTTAATCGAATGTGGGTATTCACCTACACCTATTGAATATGTTTTATTAGATACTGTTCTTTTTGTGTCTAGTGCATTAAGCATATAAAAATTATTAGCGTATGATGATACTGCTTTATTTGGAATCATCTATTACATTCCTTAGCTTTGTTATCCCATTCTTTAATACTTTGTAAATATTGCTTTCTGTTACTCTAAGTATTTGTGCAATATCTGCAATAGTATGTGCACTTTCACCGAACAACCCATAAGTCATACTTAATACTTGACGCTCACGAATAGTTAAGTAGCTATCTATTTGCTGATAGATTTTCTTAACCATTATTTCTCTGTCTATTCTGTCATCAATATTTTCAAACTCATCTTCAGATGCATAATCCTGTAATAAATCTAATACATCATTTTCATAAGAGTAACATTCAATAATCTGTGGGTTACTTTGTGTTTTCTCCATTTGTTTGCCATACCCTCTGTAAATCATCATAAGTAAATGATTCACGTGCAGTAGAAAATGTAGGAAGTATTTTATCAAATTGCTTTTTCCAGTATGGGAATTCTGAATACCAACTTGGATATGTAGCATTTAACAATGTCATAATAATAAAAAAGTCTGTTAACCTTAAGGTTGCAATATGGTCACTATATACTCCATCCATGTCATCTGCTTTAGCTAAAACTAATGGTAGCATTCCCTCCCATGTATTTCCTATAGCTTGTTTAAATGCTTTAAAAATGTTCAATCGCTTAACTGCTTTAGCCTCTACACAAAATGGAAATTGCTTTTGTGGCTCACTTACACACCACATATCACAACCATTTGCAGATTTACTTCTTAATATCACAAGTGATGGGTCTATTTTAGTCAAAATACTAATTACCATTCGCATCCAGAATTCATTTTTCCTACCCTTATTCCTATTGGCTCTTCCATTACTAGGTATGATTATCCCTCCTTTAAAAAGTGTATAGTTCTGTGTTAAGGGCATCAGTATACTCAGTTACGTTTTGCATAAACTCTTCCTTAAAGTATTCTACACTAAATCTGTACTTTGTCAAGGGCTTATACATACAACCACGTAACCTAGAGCCTATGTAAAAATATATGTTATGCTGTACCCTCTGTGCTAAATCCCATTCCACATAAAAGGTACTATCAGGAGCGTTGATTATAAAACGTATAGATGCTATGGTAGCTACATAACTAGTTACATCACTATTTATTAAACACATTAGTACAAAGATTGCATCAGAAATATTTAACTTAGCATGTTGTATTGCAGGTGGGTAGCCTATTCCTCTATTGTGATACTCCCTGCATAAGAATGTGTAATCTGAAAATAATGGAAAAGTGTACATTAAAACTCCATGTGTTTCTGCTTCCATAAATGTATCTGTTATTGGTACTCCTGCAATTGTGTGTTTAGGAATTGTAGCTTGGTTGTTTAGTATCTTTGCACGTGTGTTACACCATAAATTAAATGGGCATTTCATTTTATTTGAAATAGCAAAAGTCATTAAGTTATCTCTTGACCTGCGTATTTTGTAGGTGTCATAAATACCACATTGAGATTTAACCAAAATATCTTTATCTGGTAATAGATGTTTTATGATAGCTTTCAAGTCTTTTGCTAGTTGTATTCCAAAAGAACAGAACTTGTTATCACGCCTGTCAACAACTACTCCATACTCTTCTACACCTTCAAATAATTCTTCAAGCAAAAAGTGGTCACTTGTTTCAGATTCAATTCTGTAAGCTAAGTTTGGAGTTGTATTAGATAATAGTTTCATGCCACAACTCCTTTGTAACTAAATGTTTTTTCCATAATGAGTATGTAATATTGTAGAATCTTTTTCTATCAACAAAACTTCTTCTAAACTTTTTTATAGTTACTTTGTTTATGTTGCCTAAATATTTGTAGTTAATCATTATCCAACCAATATTTCTATCGTGTCTAATATACAACTTTTTTATGTATTGAATAATGTATGGCCTCATTATTTCTACATCATACAAATCAGTAAATGAAAACTTTTTGAATCCAAAACTATAAGCATACAAATACGGAATTGCAAACAAACCATAAGATGAGCACAAGTCTTCAGGGCTAAGATTAAATTCATTTATCTTGTTTACCCAAACAGGACTTCTTGAAATGTAATAAGCATAATTGTAATGTGCATATTCTCTGAAATATTTATTACCGAAAGTTAATGCCTGTAATACTGTGAATAAGAAAGCAGGGTCAATTTCTTCAAAAGAAAATACTAAATCTTTCCAGTACCATGCTATACGTGATGGAACAACTTGTTCAGTATTACCGAATAACTCCTTCATTTAATACACACCTTCAAATATAAATAAATGTGGGAGGCACTAGATATGCCTCCCACGTTTACCTATGCAAACTCGATATTCTTTTTTTCAACTACAAGAAGCATTACAGTTTTAATCTCATTGTTATCCTTCATGGGTCTATCCTGAAAGAACGGAGTCATACTTAACTTCTCTCCATGTGTAGACGCTAACCCATTTGCGCTTGCTAATCCCTTTATTGCCTGATTAACTGCCATAGGGCCTATAGCCACCAAAGTGCAACATACCGAATTCTTTAACGCAACCGTAATTGCATTAGCGAGCTTCTTAACTTCTGTAGTGCTCTTTACTAAAAGTTCCTCAGTCATTGTAATACCCCCATTATAGTGTGATAAGTTTGCCTACAGGCTTTGCAGGATTAACCGAAAATATTACTATTGCAAATTCGTCATCTGTTGCTATTGCTACCCACTTTGCTTTTTTAGCACACTGAATAGCTAAATAAGTGAGTAGTATATCATAACACTCACAATTATTACACTGTAATACTACTCCTTGAGAAGCGTCTATATCTGGTAGCTGTATTTTAGAAAGCATAGAAACAGCAAAGTTATAAGAGGTGCTTATAGACAATAAATTAAATTCTTCATACGGAATAATACTGCACGGTAAGTCTAGCATTTGCATCACTCCCTGCCTGAATTGCTTTCCAAAAAGAGTAAGTGCTTGAATAGGGTAAATAGTTTTAGATACTGTTGCATAAATAGATTTTTTAGTTACAAAGTTTAATGAAGATTCTTTTATGGAAAACTGTTTTAATCTTACAGTTTCAAATACTTCAATTAAATTCTTTAGCCATATAGTGTGTATAAAAGTATCTACAGGGTAAAGAGAAACACTTGTGGTCACAGTGGCTTATTTTTTAAGCATCTTATTATAAAACTTATTACTATGTCTATTAAGCATAAGATACAAAAAAATAATATTGAGTATAGTAGCCAGTGTAAGAAATAGTGTTGGGTAATTACTGTTAGTAATCCCACTCGTTACATGCCTCCTAATCTGTTAACATTTTAGTGTTATCAAGTAGTTCCAAAGTTAATTGCTCTAGTTTAATCATTGCTTCATTCTTTACTTTATCGTAGTTATCCCCAGAAATACTAACCGTAGATTCGCACGAGCTGTAATTGATGTTTGGTATTGGGAGTTTAATTGCAAGTGATACTGTATATTTCCTAGGACTAGTTACTACTTCTATTCTCTCATCTTCCATGTTATAGCCTCCTTATGATTTTATGGCTCAGGAAGAGATACACTCCCTTATTTTTGGTGGGGATGGCCGGACTTGAACCGGCACGCTTTTACAAGCAAGAGATTTTAAGTCTCTGGTGTCTACCTATTCCACCACACCCCCAGTATAACACTTAATACTTTGCTTGTGGAATTACAATCCTATTGTCTTGCCTTTAATATACCAGAAAACATTTAAATTGTCAACACTATGGCTAGAAGACTTATCTCCTTTACCATATTTATCATACACTTCCTGTAATGTAGAAAAGCCTTTTTCATTTGTGTAATAAATAAAAGTTGTCATTAACGAATTCAATTTAGTGTCTATATACAGCATACATACTTCAGGAGTTTTAGCATACTCTTTTAGCATAAGGCTATAGAAGTCATCTTTAATTTCAATATTTAATTTGGTGTCTGTTGTAAATGGTATTGTAATTTGGTTCTGGTTAATTACAATATCTTTATATCTGAAAGGGTAAAAGAAATATCGTTTAGTAAACAGGTATTGATTACTTAAAGCTTTGATAGTATCTATGAATTTTTCTTTAGGTAATGAGCCACCACATGTATCTAGTTTCTTTTGCAATTCTTGATTCTTTATCTTGTTTCTGTAATTGAATAAAGAGATAACAGCTTTACTAGTTAAATCAGTAGTAGTATCATCAACTTTTTTAAGTGCTTTTGTGGCATCAATCTTAAACAATGAGTCTGATTTGTTATGCTGTAATCTTATTTTACTCAAATTAAAAAATGCTTTAAGTGCTTTGTCTGTTGTTTCTTTCAGGGTAGTACCCATTTCTGTGTAACCCTCTGTAAAATTAAGAGCATAAGTTAAAGCAATAATGTTTCCTGCATAAGACAAAGCGTTAATAAAATTAGACTTAGCAGGGGTAGTAATGGTTTGATAAGATTTCATATTTTTATTCCTCCTTCAGGGTATGAAATGAGTATACATGAAATTTTGTTTTTGTCAAGTTTTTATTGTATACATTTTTGCATATATATATATTAAGAAAACAGAAGAGCAATTATCTTAAACATAAATAAAGAACTCTTTCTTAAGATATGTAAATTATATGTTACTTCCTATATAGTATAAAAAGCTCTTTCTTAAAAGATTTAGTCTAATATATAATTAGTTAGATTAGAAAAAATTCAATTAAAATTCAAAAACTTCCAATAAGTTAAAAATTTTTGTTATAATAGAGTTAGAGAGTTAAAATTATGGGGGAATGAAGACATGAGTATGCAAGATAAGGATACCGTAAAGGCCCTTAAACTCGAAACAGCAATAGTTAATTTATATGAAACTATGTACGTAAAAATGCTAGCGGAAATTTCACGCACATTGTTTGAAACACATGGTGCTCTTGTGTCACATGACTATATCAAACAATTTATAGAAAGTCAAGTAGTTTCTAAAATGTCTGATGTATCCTTACTGGACGCTATGATAGCTGATTGTAGAAAAGAACTTTATAGTAATGATGGTGCTTTTAAACAGCTAGCACATGAGGATAAAATGGAGTACATGAGTATGATATTAAATATGCTTAGAACTAAACATAAAATAGTTGGTATTGATAAGGGTGCTGAAAATACTATTGATGCTGACGCCATTAAGTTACAGAATTCTTTAAAAAATGCAGGTATAGCGTTTGTTAAAGAGGCAGTAAAAATTGAAACTTCAAAGCCTGTTGTGGAGGGTATGGATGCTGACTAAAAGCATAACAGATATCTATGACCCTTCACTGTATACAGACTTTGTGGATGTGTTTGTACCCACATTTTTTAAGCATACTATAACACAAAGATTTCCAGATGCTACTGAACGTATCATAAAATCTCCACAGTTTCACAGGGATATAATTGATGACTTGAAAAAGTTGCCATTTAGACTGTTGGTATTAGCACCTAGAGGTACAGCTAAATCAACACTGGTTACTTTCTTATGGACATTATACAGCAGTCTTTACGGATTGTCAAGTTTTAAGATTATTGTATCTGATTCACACACAAAGGCAGCTAATTTTGTAAGCAGAATTAAAAGAGAAATAGAACAGAATACACTTCTTAAAAAAGTTTATAAAATTGAGATAATGGAGCCATGGACAAGAGATGAAATAGTATTTAATGTTAACTGGCTACCTGAAGATAGAAGGCGCATACGTATTGTAGCACGTGGATTAGGCCAATCATTAAGGGGCTATGTTGATGATGTTAGACCTGATGAGATAATACTTGATGATGTTGAAAGTGATTTAAATTGTGATACACATAAAAAAAGAGATGATAATGAGAATTGGTTTTGGGGGCAGGTTATTCCTGCACTAGACCCTGTTGTGGGAAGGCTGAATATTGTAGGCACAATAGTGCATTCAGATAGCTTATTAGCTAAATTGTATAACAATCCCCCAGAAGGCTGGGTTATAAACAGAATTGAATTATTAAATAAAGATGGCACTTCTGTATGGCCTGAAAGGTTTTCTGTGGAACGTATTCAACAGTTAAAAGATGAGTACATACGACAGGGAAGGCTTGCTAAGTTCTATATGGAATATTTTAATGACCCATCACACTCTGAAGTTAGGCCACTTGATGATAAGCGTATAAGAGAATATGACCCTTACAACTTGCAGGAGAATTTGCAGACTATTATTAGTGTTGATTTTGGTGCATCATTAAATATTATGAGTGACCCTGATTATTCTGTAGTTGTTGCAGTTTCATTTGATAACTATGGTAACTCTTTAATACGTAAATACATTAGAGAGCGTATGCCTATAAATGAAACCATTGATTACATTTATGATTTGTATAATGAGTTTAAGGCAGGGCTATTGGCATTAGAAACTTATGGTATGCAGAAGTCATTTTTGTATCTTATTGAACAGGCAGGAAAGGAACGTGGTGTGTATCTGAACATAGAAGAAATTTCACAGAAGATACAGAAGGAAAGAAAAATCATAACAATGTTACAGCCTAAGATAAATGCAGGTAAGTTCTTTATTTTACCTACAATGATTGAGTTAAGAGATGAAATATCAGCCTTCCCTAGAGGAAAGCATGATGATGTTATAGATGCTATAGCTAATGTTTATCTTGCTATGAGTAAAAAGGGTATGGTTATAGGTAAGCACCCTATAAACACAGAACCAATGTCAGGTTCAGTAGTACATTCCGGGCCTATTTACATGCCTTAGTGGGAGTTGATTAAATGAACTTGAAAGAGTTATCTAATACAGTTAAAGAAGTCATGGAGGAGTCTGTAGAGCCATTGTTATCTGATGGTACTAATAAAAAGCCTATCATAAGTGATGACATAGATAAAGAGGGTATACTTACTCCTGAAAATATTGAGATAACATCAGATGTTATTGGGGATGAAAGAGAACCTAGAGTTGGTGGGGATACACAGAACGAATTAGATGAAGAGGATATTTTAACTATTGTCTTAAAAGATATTGATAATTCAAAACAGTATCAAGCTAATTTTTCTAGTGTGTTTACTGAAAATTATAAGGCATATCATGCAATTATTGACAGCAGATTTAACAGGGCTAATAGAAGCACGTTTGTATCCAGTGATGTTATGGATACTATTGAGTGGATAATGCCTAGCCTTATGAGAATTTTTACAAGTACAGATGAAGTTGTTTTAATAAAGCCTATTGAAACTAATGATGTAACTAATTCAGAAGTTAATCAACAGTTACTTAATTACCAGTTTACTTGCAAGATGGAAGGGTTTACTAAGCTGTATGTTTGGATTAAAGATTCGTTAATATATGGTACAGGTGTTGTGAAAATAAACTGGGAAAACTTTTTTGATAAGGTTTCGTTTAAGTATGGTGATTTAACTGAAAATGAATTTAACTTATTAGTTGAGCAACCTAATATTTCTGTAGAAGCTTATGATGAATATGTGGCAACATCTATTGAATACAACACAGAAACAGAAAAAGAAACTACTGTATCTTATCCTATGTTTAAAAATGTTAAAGGATTTATAAAAAAGTTAACATATTCAGGCCCGTGGATTGAGAATATTCCTATTTCAAGTTTCTATATTGAAGCAGGTGCACGGTCAATTAGAGAAGCTAATTTTGTTGGGCATAGGGTTAAGCGTTCTATGGATTATCTGAGGCGTATGCAGAGAGATGGTATTTATCACAATGTAAATAATATTATCCCTAAAGCTGAGGGGGATGATGAAGAGAACAGGAAGTATTCTACCATTGAGAATGAAAATGAATCTATAGATGAGAGTTCTTACATACAGGAAACTCCCGGACGTGAGCGTGTATGGGTGTGGGAATGTTGGGTTAAACTGGATATAGACGGTGATGGGTTGCTTGAGAATGTACTTGTTACAGTAACTGAAGATACTCTATTACGTGTTGAAGAGAATCCATTTGACCATGGGGAAGCACCATTTGAAGCACTAGTTCCAATTATAGATACTCATAAGTTTTATGGTATTAGTTTAACTTCCTTGATAGTAGAGTTCCAGAGATTGAAGACTGCATTGTTTAGAAACATTTTTGATAATATAGCATTTGCAGTTAACTCATGGTATTTGGTGAGTAGGCATACTAATGTAGATGTTAATGCTCTTCAGAATGTAGGCCCCGGAGATGTTGTACTTACAGATGATATAGCTAATGTAAGGCGTATGGAGCCGGGTGGCGTTCCTAATTATATGGTTGGCTTAGCACAGATGCTTGAAGAGATGAAACAGCAGAGAACAGGTTTACCACGTATTGCACAGGGCTTATCTCCTGATGCAATTAGTGCTTCTGCTACAGCAGTAACAGCACAGATGAACAGTGGACAGCAGAGGATAGAGTTAATAGCTAGAGTTATGGCTGAAACAGGATGCAAGAGATTGTTTAGAAAGATGGTTTCATTGAATCAGCAGTTTATAGATAAGTCTTTTGTTATACGGGTATTAGATAAAGAACTTGAAATAACTCCTGATAATTTAGATGGTACATTTGATTTAATCGTTAATGTAGGGGTTGGTGGTGGTACTAGAGAACTTCAGCAACAGCAGATGATACAGCTCTTAAACATTACACCACAGCTTGCACAGTTTGGGTTAATTTCACCTAGTACTGTATATAATATTGTTGCTAAATTATTACAGTCTATGGGGTATAAGGATGTAGATGAATACTTAGTTAATCCTTCAACAGCACCACAGGGTGCACCTACTGCACAGCCGGGGATGCCTACTGCACAGCCGGGGATGCCTACTGCACCACAGGGTGCACCCTCTGCACAACCTAGTTTTGGGGGTGCTGTTCAGCCTAATGATGTAAGGGCTATAACACAGAATACACCTAAAGGTAATGCTTTTATGTAGTAATGATTAAGTTTGTTCCAATTACCATACAGGGTATGGTATAATAAGAAGTGGGAGTGATGCGTATGGAACATCAGAATACTACTTTGGATGCAATAGATTTATTTTCTGCATCATATCAGTTAACTACCTCAGGTATTTGGGGAACATTTAAGATGGTTTTAACTAGTATGTCAACAAGTTTTGAAAAGCAATTATTTGGAATAGAATCTTATGATAAAGAGTTAGACAGGAAAAGGTTAGTGTTATTTATTCAGAAACAGTTGCTGGATAAACTGGTAAAAGACATTGAGTCTTATTCCAGTGAATTCATAAATAGACAAATAAGTAAATCGTAACTCACAAACAAGTTAGAAGCATCTCAAAAGAGCACTGCTGTAAACACTTTGTGAGCAATGCGAAAAATTAGGAGGTAAGTGTATGCCTAAGAGAATTGGCGGGTTTATTGTTCCTGATGGTATGGAACTCCCGAAGGATGAATTGGAAGAGGAAACTACTGACGAAAGTACCTCTGAAGATTCCACACAAGAGGAAACCCATACTGAAAAGAATGATGAATTAACTGAAGAAGTTATTGAAGAAGTTACTGAAGAAGTTACTGAAGAAGCAACTGAAGATACTGTGGACAGTAAAAAAGAGCCAATAGCAATTCTTAATGTGTATGGTAAACAGGTTCCAGTTCAGACAATGGAAGAGCTTATTTCCTATGCACAGAGAGGCGTTGATTACGCTCAAAAACTTCACTTGTTAAAGCAGTGGAGAACAACTATTGAAGCAGTATCATATAATCCACAACTTAAAACATTAGTAGATAAGGTTATCAATGGTGAAGACATAAGTTCGTTTGTTAAAGGCAGTAAGGAAACACCATCGGATTCTGATACAACAGCAAACACTAGTGATACGGATTCAGAGGATGATGAAAACTTAGACTCAGGAGAATCATCTGCTACAGGGTTACGTGAAGCTCTAGAGGAAATTACAGATAAAAAGATTCAGAAGGCAATGTTACCATATATGGCACAGCTTCGTGAAAAAGAGTTACAGGATTATTTGAAAACTCTGGAAGCTAAAAATCCACAGCATCATAAGACTATTACACAGTTGATTTTAATGGCATTGCAGGATGATACAGTTCCTGCACCTATTAAAGAGGCTATTAAAACTGATAGAAATTTCTTTGAGAATATGTATTATCAAATCAAAGAGAAATTAGAACAGAATGAAAAAGCTACCACTAAAGTTCCTGAAGCAGTTACTGAAGAAGTTCCTGCGGAAACCACAAAGCAGATTGTTCTTGAAAAGAAACGGTCTGTGAGTAAGGTTCCAACTTTAGAGGGTGGTAAGGATAGCCAGACTATCTCAACTGTGGATAAGGTTTTAGCAGACGCTGATAAAATTTGGAATATGTCGCCTGATGAATTTAAGAATTTTGAAGTAAGAGCTAAACGTACTAAGTAGTAGAGGTATCTCCTAGTAATTATAGGAGTGATATAAATGGCTACTGGAACGACTACTCTCACACAGGTTCCTGCTGGTGTAGATGCTTATTACGATAGGAAACTTTTAGAGCGTGCAAGACCCCTTCTTGTTTTTAATATGTTTGGACAGACTCGCCCCCTTCCTCAGGGAAGTTCCAAAGTTATTAGATTCAGGAAGTATTCAGCACTTACTGTTGCGAGTTCAATTAGCGAGGGTGTAGCACCTGACGCTGACCAGTTAGCAGTAACTGATATTACGGCAACTGTTGTACAGTATGGTGCATTTGTTAAACTTACTGATGTTGTACAGATGGTTATTGAAGACAAGATTCTTAATGAGGCTATGGAACTGCTTTCTGACCAGATGGCTGATACTCTTGATGGTCTTACTTCTACGGTTCTTAAAGCAGGTTCTAATGTTGTTTATTCTAATGGTATTGAGAGAGTTACCCTTGCATCTAAGATTACATCTACTGCGTTTGAGTCTGCTATTAGGACTCTTAAGCGTAACAATGCAATGCCCTTTACGGAGATTGTAAAGTCTTCAACTGGTGTGGGTACTCTTCCGATTAGACCTGCATACTGGGCATTTGTTCACCCGGATTTAATCAAAGACCTTGAGTCACTTACAGACTTTACTTCTGTTGAGCGTTATGCTTCTCAGGGGCCTGTGCACGAGGGGGAGGTAGGCGCATATAAGAATATTCGCTTTATTTCTACCACTGTTGCACCCACAGCAGCCGCAGGTGGTGCAGTTTATGATGGTACTTATGTTAGTGATGAAACAACTAAAAATGATGTTTACCAGATTGTAATTATAGCTAAGAATGCTTATGGTATTACTGAGTTAGAACGTGCATCTGTTAGTTCCATTGTTAAGACTCCGGGGCCGCAGGATACCAGTAATCCTCTTGACCAGTACAGCACTGTTGGTTGGAAGGCATGGCATGTGGCAAAGATTCTTAATGATGCTTGGATGGTTCGTATAGAAACCTGTGCTACTGTCTAGTTGGATTAGGGGGAGTTTAATAGCTCCCCCTTTAAATAATTATGGAGGTGTAGTTTATGGGTAAAGAAAAATTAATAGCAGTTAAAGTTATACCAGTAGGGGATGACACACATTTTAATGAGAAGTTTCCTATTTATGTATCAGTAAATGGGAAGGAAGTTTTCATTAAGCCTAATACAAAAGTGTACTTAACTAAAGCACAGATTTCATGTATACAATTAGCTCTTATAGAAAGCCCTTCTGTTGGCGGTAGACCATCTGTTATTCAGCCACGGTTTCTTGTTCAGGATTTATTTGAAAACAATGAAGAGGAAACTAAATCTGAAGCTAAAGAATCTACTAAGTTACCAAAAAAAGCGTAACATATTCGATTATAAAAAAGCAGGTTACACTTACCTGTAACCTGTTTTATTTTTGGGGTGTGATATATTGTCAACTTTTAAGCAGATAGTAGAACGTATTAGAAGTGATTTGTCTGACCGCACTCCTGTGACTTTTCCTGATGAAGAGTTATTTAGGTATGTTATTGAAGGTGCTGATTTAGTATATAAGTATGTTGCACAGGCAGCTCCATCTTATCTTGCTGTTAAAACTACAGTTGCGATTGTAGAAGACGATTATGAATTAGCCTTTCCTACAGGAGGGCTATTTATTGATAGTGTCTGGATAATGAATTCAGATGATATATTTTATCCTACTGTCAGGGTAAATAAGAAGACAGTTATGGGTAATATAAATACTACAGGCATTCCTTACACATGGTCATTGTATAAGGATACACTTCTGTTTTCTCCTAAAGCTGATGATTCTTACACAGCAGTTATTTATTATGTACCTGCATATACAGCTCCTACTACATACACTACTGATATAGGAGTAGGGTCAGAGTTTGATATGCTTGTTACTGAGTACGCAATTATCAGGGCACACAATAGGAATATGAGACAGCCTATTATTGAACAGCAGTTTTTTAATATTAAATCTGAAACTATTAGACAGTTATTAAATAAGTATGGTGATGAAAAAATATCAATGGAAAAAACTATGTTCACAAATAATTATTATCCTGTGGATTGGTAACATGAAATTAAAATTTACTAACATTAGGGAAAGTCCTTACTTTGGAGATATGCGCCCATTCAGACAGTTTACATTTGCAGGTGGCATTAACTATAGTATGCTTCCTACAGGCATAGATTTTGAAAAGGAACTTATAGATTGTTCTAATGTGTTTGTTGGATTAGATAATGTATTAAGAGTTAGATATGGAACTACGGAGTGGTATGATTCAGAATCAGCTAAGTCAGTTAAAGGTATAGGCTCCTATGAAGGTAAACTTATCTATGCTACTAACAGTAAAGTAATTTTAGAAACTACTGAAATAGGTGCATGTTCTACAACAGGAACAGTTACCTTTCTAAATGCTAAAGGAAACATTTATATAATGGATGGCAGTACATTAAAACGCTATGATGGTACAACTCTTGAAGATGTTCCTAATGCGCCTACATGCAGATACGGTATCTATCATCATAATAGATTATGGGTAGTAGGAGATATAACTAATCCATCTAGGTTATGGGTATCAGGAGTTAATGATGATGAAGATTGGGGTTCAACTGGGTATGAGTTAGGTACTTATGTAGATATAGACCCATTTGATAATGCATCTATTACTGGAATAGGATTATGGTTTGATTCTATTATCATATTCAAGAACGCAGAAATGCCACGTGTATATAGGGTAGATGGATTACCAGCTGTGCTTGATTCAGAACTTTATCAGGCATCTAACCCTTTAACTGTAACTACTTTTATGGATATAAATAACAGTAGCATTAACGCTGACACTATACAAATGACACCAGCTGGATTGTTATTTATGGGAAGAGACGGTATCTACAGTTTAGGCTCTAAAGAGAATTCTATTGAGTTAGTTAGCCACAATATAAATAAAGAGTTAATGACAGGTTCATTTGCTAACACAACAGCAACAACAGCTTATTTTTCTGCTTATGGGTTATATGTTGTAGCCTCAGGAAGTGTAGCATTTGTATACAACATATTTAGTAAGGGATGGTTTAAGTGGGATTTTGATGAGTATACAATATCTTATGTAAGTGTTGTTGCAGGTAAGTTAGTGTTTGGAACTACAGCAGGTAAAGTATTTTATTGGAATACTGCTGTTGCTACAGATGATGGAGAGGACATTTTAGCAACTGTTGAAACTGGATATTATACATTTGATTCCATATCAATAGGAAAATATGTTAGTGAGGCATATATGATGATTGACCTTCCGTCATCAGGAGATGTTTACGTTACATTTAAACCAGATTATGCGCCTATATATGGAGTAGCTATGCAGTATTTATATAAAACAGATGGTACAACGGTAAAGCTTGAGGGGGATTCAATAGGGGGTCAAACTTCAAATGAAAGAAAATTTAAGTTATTAACAGAATCACTTGATGCAGGATTTGATGATGATACATTTGGGTTTGATACTTCTAACACATTAGGATTTGATGGTAGAGTTAATAAGCCTTACTTACAGAAATTAGCGGTAAATACACATTGCGTTAACATGGGATTAAAGATAGAGATAACAGGAATATTAGCAGCGTTACAGGAAATAGAGTTAATCTTTTACCCATTATCGAAAGCACCATAGTTAAGGGAGGTGATGTATTTTGGCAGAATATACAACGTCTTATGCAGCTTCATATGGAGAAAAACCTATAACAAGTACAAAATGGAATAATGCATTTGGTGAAGTGTTTGAAAAATTACATGATATTAGAACTTGTTATGTAGGTACAGCATTTCCCACAGGTGATGATATAGAAATAGGGGAACTTGTATACAGGTCTGATGAAACTAAGGTTTATGTATGTACTGCGGCTGATACTTTTACAGAGTTGCCTGTAGCTGCTCATACAGCTAGCCACACAGATGG